CATCTCCGGCGCAGGCATCCAGTCCCTCGAGGACTAATCCAGTAAAGGGAGGGGACCGACAATGGCGCTCGTAACAGGCGAGGAACTAGCAATCGCGCTAGACCTCGACTACGAGGACGAGGTTACAGCTGCGACACTTGACCAGGTCGCGGCAGCTTCAGATGACATTGTCGGTTCCCTCCTGACCACTGGGGCCTACGAGGAGGAGCCACCCGCCTGCAAGGAAGCCGCGCTATCGGTCGGGGTCGAGATTTTTCAGGCACGTACGGCAGCTGGTGGGCAAGCCGTAAGCACTGACTTCAGTGCGGGGCCATACCGGCTATCAGTGTGGCTTACGCGCAGGGTGCACGCACTCATAATGCCGTATGCCAACGTTGGCGGGCTGATCGGATGACAGCCCTCTCGACTGAGGCCCGGCAGGAAATCGTCGATTCTCTCAGCGGTATCGGAATTAGGGTCTATTCCTACGCCCCGCCGGTCCCATCCCCGCCTTGCGTCGTCGTTATCCCTGACTCGCCGTGGATCAGGCCCACAAGGATCGGATCGAACCTCAACTACGAGGTCCGTTGGCGTCTGCTGCTGGTGATTAGCCCGCGCAAGAATGACGCCGCGCAGCTCGATACCGAGAACTACGTCGACAGCATCCTCGACGCTTTGCCACCTAACTACTTGTGCACCCTCATCGGCCAGCCACAACTGACTGACACGGGCGCTCAAGGTACCGTTATAACAACCGAAATAAACCTCTCAGCAAACATGAAGGAGTAGACAATGCCCGCCGTCCAGATCACCGGGGCCCAGTTCACCGTCACGGTGGGCGCGGTCGCCTATTCAGCCCAGGTAACCTCGGGAACCATCACCACGACCCCTACTGTCACTCGCACTAAGACCCTCTCAGGTGTCGCGTTCGATCAGACCGATCTGAACTCGACCGTCAGCATTGAGTACCTGTACGACGACAACACGGGCCTTTATGACGCCCTGCAAACCGCAATCACGGCAGGCACGGCGCTGGCCGTGTCCATCCACGGCGCCACAGGCGTCTGGACCGGCGCTGATATGTGGCCGGACTCAGCCGACGTGACGTTCGACGCCGCAGGAATCGCAACATCCACGGTCAACTTCCAAGGACCGCTCACCTTCGCCTAACCTGAACGGGGAAACGCCATGCACCCAAACGTGCCAGAACTCAAGATCCACCTTGAGGGAACCGAAACGGTCTACCAGCTTCAGCAGGTAGATTTGTGGGAATACGGGGACCTCGTGCACAAAACCAAAACCGAAGCCTCAGACATGGGCCTGCGCCTCTGGGCAGCGTTCACCGCTACCCAAGGGGAACAGCCGAAAACTTTTGACCAGGTCAAAAACTGGGCCCGCAGCAAAAAGGTGTACGTCGAGGTGCTTGACAACGTGGACCCTACCCAGCCGGAAGCTACAACCGACTAATAATCCAAGTGGCTCTCCGCATCGGCAGACCGTACACAGAAGTCCTGCAATACCCCGCAGAAGTCTTTGCAACCATCGTGGAGGAGTTAACCGATGCCGGTAACTGAACTCTACGTTGACGGCATAAACGACGTCCTGAGGGCCTTTAAAGCCCTTCCAAAGGAAGCTAGCAAAGAACTCCGGGCCGCTTCCATGGATATAGCGGGCCGCTTCATGGCTCCGGCATGGCGGGAGGCCGCAGGATACGCGGGACCGTGGGGCGACGTACTGGCCGATTCGGTCAAAGTCAGAAGAGACCGCGTGCCCGCAGTAAGTATTGGAGGAATGAAAAAAGTCCTCTCAGGTGGTGGAACCGCGACAATGGTTCGCTATCCGTCATCGAGCGGAAATCGTGGACAGTCATTTGCGCCCTTCGAGCAAACCGATTGGTTAAAGAGAACCGGGGGCTACAAGCAGGCCGCTATACGTGAATGGGCCGCAGCAGTTGACCGGATCGTCGAGAAATGGGACCGGCTCTAATGGCAAAAACATTAACCGTCTATTTAGCAGCTGACGTTTCACGCCTCACCCGTGGATTAGACCAGGGCAAATCGGCCATAGCCGGACTGGAAAGATCCGTGACCGGCCTGGTCGGCGCCTATCTTGGCATTGAGGGAGCCCGAAAGTTTATCGACTTTCTCGGGGACGCAGCTAGCGCAGCAATACAAGAAGAAAAAGAACTGACCAGGCTAAACACGACCCTGAAAAATTTGGGGTTTGCTCAGGCATCCACAGCCGTAAATAAGTTCGTGGATGACCTCCAATTTGCCACTGGCGTCGCGGATTCGCAATTACGGCCAGCGTTTGATCGAATCGTCAGAAGCACTCAGGACGTTACTGAAGCCCAAAAAGTCCTCAGCATTGCGTTAGACGTATCAAAGGGCACCGGCAAAGACCTCCAAACAATCGCCGACGCGTTAGGAAAAGCCTACGACGGAAACACGACAGCCCTTGGCCGTCTCGGCCTTGGCATAGATAAGACAACTCTTGCCGCTGGAAGCCTAGATTCCATTATGGGAAAGGTCAGCCAACTATTTTCCGGTCAAGCTGCCGCCGCCACGCAAACTCTGGGCGGCCAGATTGACATCCTCAAAGTGGCCGCCGACGAACTAAAAGAATCGTTCGGAAAAGGCCTAGTGAGTGGTCTGCAATCGGCTACAAAGGAAACCGGAAGCCTAGCCAAGGAACTTCGGAACTTGCAGCCGCAAGCAGAGGGACTTGGAATGGTCCTCGGGAAGGTAGGAACTGGCGGGCTAGCGTTCTTCTCCGATGCCCTGAAAGGCCTGACAGATCCCGGAGGCATCCTGTATGTGTTCGGAAAACTACTTGGCATTGACACCGCAGCGGTACAAGGTCTAGATCAGGCAGTAAAAAACTTTGGCGCGAATGGTCCTCTTGTCGACATCGGCGGTGGATCTATTGAATCAGTAGACAAGTTAGGCAAATCCCTTGCCGCCCTTGATCACGAGGCCATGAACGCTGCCCTAGAATCACGGTCTTTAGCCGAATATCAGAAATGGGTCGAGGACCAATCAGTCAAAACAGCGGGAGCAAGTGGTGTCCTGACAGATGCGCTTAAAAGTCAATCGGACGTAATAAAAACCACAATTACGGACCTGAAATCGCAGACGACCGAGCTAGAGGCCGCCACAAAAGCCGTTCTAGATTATCGGGACAACCTCGCCGGAAACATCCTTAAAGACGTAAACCTCGGAGAAGCCGCGGAGACGGGCAAAAAGACCGGGCAATCCCTTTTGGAAGCCTTTAACGCTCAGGTCGACCAGGCTAAATACTTTGGCAACGTTCTCACCGCTATTAAAGCTCAGGGTGCAGATCAGTCCCTTATTGAGCAAATCGCTTCTCTTGGCCCGTTGGCTGGTTCAGCACTGGGCCAGCAGCTTCTAGACGAGGGCCTAGTTCCGCAGATAAACGCGTCATGGGTCGATGTGCAAAAAACCGTTTCAGATCTTGCCCTAGGACTTGTGCCCGACTTCCTTCTGGCCGGCCAAGAATCCGCTATAGGTCTGGTAAATGGCACCGTCGAGCAGCTGGGCAAGGAAGAAAAACGACTCCGCCAGATCGGCAAAAACATTGGTAAACCCATCGGCGCGAACATTAAGGCCGAGATAGCCGCAGCGGTAGCGGAAGCCGTGAGCGCAGCGGAAGCAGCGAAAACTGCAGCTGCAGCCGAACGCGCTTCCAATATCGCAGCTCAGCAAGTGGTGGTTACAGAACAGCAAGTTGCACAGGCGTTGAATCGTCTTATCGTGAACTCCAACGCTCGTACGGGCTACCAGACAGCGCCCCCTACTAGCCCGGTATTCGGATGATCACCGAAATAGCGATAAATGGCACCGCCCTCGACCTCGACGGCGTGGTGTACAACGTTGCCGTTTCCCACGGCCGGAACGATATTCAGTCGGCCCCGCAAGCTTCCGACGCCCGCATCCTCCTGCGCGGATTCTCGGAAATACCGGCCGAAATTGGGGACGTGTTGCAGATCGAGGCCTACTCGGAGGCCCGGTTCACCGGAACAGTCACCGACATCACTCTCACCCACGATTACTCATACCTGGGCAACTACGTCCCGACGCTTGAGCTCACAGGCACCGGGCACATGGCTAAACTCGGCTACATCCAAGTAGGCACCAGCGGATACGCGAAGCAAACCCTGAAAAACCGCGTCGAAGCAATCCTGACCGACACAGCCTTGGTGAACTATTCGAACGTCGCCCCATATTTAGAACAGCAGCTCCTAGGTTCCCAAGACGGCGGGTACAACGCCCTGACCCTCCTGACCGACCTCGGCACCCAAGTCGGCGGCACCGTCGGAGACTTCCCCGACGGCACCGTGTTTTGGGAGTCGTACAGCAGCCGAGGCTACGGCTACAACCCCTCGACGTGGCTAGACGTACCCGATCAATGGCAGGCAGTCCCGTATTCGTGGGCCGACATATACCAGTCAACCGATGGCTTCCCGGTCACGGTGACG